ATCAATAGATAATGTATCCGCTCCCTGAGGAAGCTGAACTTTGGAATTTTGAAAAGTATTGTCTGCTTTACTCATTTTAAAACTCCTTTTCTTATGCCTTCGCTACTTCATTTATAGGCCAATTTGCTGGCTTGCCTAGAACAGCAATAGCAGCCATCCATAATGTAGAAGCAACTCCAGTATTTGACATATACAATCTGAGATATCTGTGTTTCCCATCTCCTTTATAACCAACGGCATAAGTAGCATTTGAAAGTACATCAGTAGTAGATCCAAAGCTTGCAAAAATACCATCACTTAATACTGAGTAAGGACCATTTAATCCTATTACAGAATGCAGCATCATTGAATGAGCAACATTTGACCAAGCACTTACTCCAGCAGCAGAAGCTAAACCTTGCTGAAGAACTCCTCTCCATACATTATCCGCACTCATAGCTCCGCCACTAGCTAAAGACTGAGCATTGAGAATTATTGTTGCTTCATCAAATCCTTGTAAATCAATAGTTGTTCCAGCTACGGCAGCTGCATATACATCGGCTGGCAAAGCGTTAAAAAAACTAAAACCAGCATATCCATCTTTTTGAGGTGAACTCATAATAAATTATCTCCTTTTCTTTTATTTAAATTAAACTGCAATTTTTCCTAATTTGATAGCCAAAGAATTAGTGACAGAACCACCAACTCGTTTTCTTGTGTAGAACTCAATGAAAGGTTTCTTTGTAAATGGATCACGCTGAATAGTAATTCCAAGTCTATCAACAATCATGTAAGATTCTTTCCAGTCTGCAAGAGCTACTGAAAGACTATTAGCAGCTATTGTTGGCATAGAGGTTGACATACGCATAGGAAGTCCTAAAATTGTGGAAGGTTCTTTGTCTGAAAGTCCCCTTCTCCAGATATAGTTTCCAGTTCCATCTTTAAGTAAAAGAGTTGCAAGAACTGTGCTTCTATTCATCAACCAAGTTCCTCTATTTAAATACTGTTCAATTAAAGAGTATTTAATTTCGGCAAAACCGTCAGCAGTTATGGCAGCAGCAGCTCCCATATTCACTTGCTCAACTTCACCAAAATCTGTTCCATTATCATAAGTTAAAAAACCTCTTGGTTTTCCAGTTCCATTTCCACTAACAAAAGCAGCTGCTTCAGTTCTTCCGAACCTGTCAGCTATTTTATTAGCAAGCCATCTCTCAATATTTATTCCAGAATCTTCAAGAAGTCTTTGAGTTGCAAGAGGTCTTGTAGCTAATTCATGAACAGGAATATTAAGTTTTTTGAAAACAGGAGTGTCTTCATTTGTAGTAATGATTGTTTCACTCTGCCATTCGGCTCCGGCTTCTTCTGCATCTATCATCATATCAAGAGAATCAGAAGTAATTTTTTCTGAAGCAGCAAGATCACGAATAGGGTCAGTTTCAAAAAGCCTGGTAAGTATTCTTGAACTCATTGCTTGAGGAACTGTAATTCCACCATCAGCATCTGAACCAGCAAGTAAAGCTCTCTGTTGATCAGGATTCATATTGTCTTTGCCAACTCTTAGGAAAGCATTTGCAGCTTCATTATGAGCTTTAAGAGCTTCAATATCAGGAACAAGAGATTTTGCAGTATGGATATTAACTGTATGTCCTTTAGCTACCATAATACATTTCTGAAGTTCAATAGATTCTTTTTCAAGATCAGATTTACTTTCAGATCCAGCAAGACTGGTAGGCATTTTTTTCAAGAATACTTCCAACTTATCAAATCGGGAATTTAGTTTAACTTCGTTTTCTTGATTTACTTTATCAAGAGCTTCTTGTCTGAGAGTAATATCCTCAGCAAGTTTAGCCATTTTAGAAGTGTCTATATTTTTAAGACCTTCTTCATTTCTTTTAACATCGTCTTGAATTGTGTGAACTGATTTGCTCAATTCTTCATAATTCTTTTCAGTGTTGCTACCAAGGTCTTTTATTTCTTTCAAGATTTCTTCGGTAACTTCACTTCCAGGTGTGTTTTCTGGCATGATTTTCTCCTTATTACCTTATTATTTTGTTTTAAAATTTTTGTTTACATCTCGTAAACAATTTAGAATTTTGTTTGTGTTTTCATTGCCAAGATTCCTCTCGAATCCTAATCTTTTGAAATCACAAATACTTACTATATATTTTGAGGCTTCATTTGAAAGCCCAAAACCCTTTAAAGATTGCTCAAGTTCTCTTTCATTTTTAGATTCTTCTATCAATGCTTTAACTTGCGTGATAGTCGCATTTGTATTAGCTGGAAAAGTAACTAAAGAAACTTCCCATAAATCAGCTTTCTTAATTGTCCGGATTCCATTTTTAGGATTTACATCACTGTCAACAATATTAAAACCAATACTCAAAGAATTGATTGCCCCAAGTTTCATTAACTCATAAGCATCATTTCCTATTGTAGTCTTAATAGCTAATTGTCCCTTGATCTTTAATCCAGTTTTGTTCTCAAACATATTTGTCCAGATCCCGGCTGGCATACTTGAGTTATGTTGCCATAACATTTTAATTCCATTTCCACCATATCCATTTTTCTCTATAGATTCTATGAAAGCTCCTTGAGCAATTATGTCATTATAAGAATCCGGTTTTCCTCCGAAGGTTGAAGCATAGCCTTGAATTGTTCCATCTTCTTCTCCGGCTTTACATTCTAATTCTGCTGCAAATTCTTTTCTTTCCATTATCGTTTCCTCCTAAACATTTCACCGCATCGGCAATTAACCACATTTTCAGCTCCACCAGCTGAATCTCCGGGACGTTCCATAGATGTTCCACCTACATTATAATCTTTATCTTTATCTATCCAGGCTCCACCGGAAACATTTATATGAGTATCACGAACTCTCATATCTCCTACATCAAGCCATTTCTTTTGCATTATAACTTTCGTTACATCGATAGCAGTATTAATACTTTTAGTTGTTGCATTATGAACTTCAGTTCTTGAAATAGTTGTTGCTCTGGTCTTGCTTGCTATCTTTCCAGAGTCTAATATTTTTTTAGAAATTACAGCATGTGATTCTCCTTTTTTTATTCCATTGTTTATAATACGTTTCAACACTTTTTGAGTAGTAGCATTTATATTTTTTACTTCTATAACAGCTTCAGTTTTTAACCATACATTATAAGTACTCCAGAAATCATCTTCAATAGTTTTAACTTCTTTGATTTCACTTTTAAACTCAGCTGCAAAGAACTTCCATGTAAGATCAGAGAATCTTTTTCCGGTTACTTTATACCATTTTTCCAATGTATTTATGAATACAGTTGTTTGGCTCGTAACAGAAGAAGCAACTCCAGTTTTTCCAGAAGCAACTTTTTTAGCTGCTGACCTATATTGTCTTAAAATAATTTTAGCAATATCTTTAGCAGCTTTAACTTCAATCTGCATCATCAATTTATTTAATAATTTGATATACTGCTGCTCAGATGCTTTACTTTTTAGATTAAGCAAGTCCTATTTCCTCTCTGGCTTCTTCTTCAGTGCTTCCTAATTCCATCAATTTAGCGATAGCAAGTTTTTCATCATCTTCAACTTCTTCTTCAGTTTGTCCAGTATCATCACCAAGACCCACATCAGAAATAGGAATCATTCCAGCCGGAACAAGAAGAACATCTCCATCCGGATCAGCATCAAATCCAACTAACTTTCTTTTTTCATTTATAGTTAAGAAAGTAGCTTTCTGTGCTTTATCCCATAGCATTTCTCTTTTAGCAGCAAGAGCCGGAACATTATTTAAATCATAATCTAAAAATAAATCTGAAGTAGCATCTGTGAATATCCAAGAGTTTAGTTCAGATTTTAATAATTCAAGATAATAAATTACTGTATCTTCCCAGAATGCTTTCCTTGCTACTTCATAATTTGAATATGTGCTATCTCCTGGAATACCAATAAGTTGTGGAGGAACACCTAATCCATAACTTATTCTTCTAGCTTGTGTTTTGTCCCCTTCAATAAAATCTAAATCTTTCGGAGTCCAACCATAATCTTTAACTTCTGCATCATCGGTTCCTTCTAATATTAAAGTTTTTCCAGCATTTGAAGGTCCGGAAAAATTATTAAGTAATTGCCTTTCTAATCTATCATATTGTTTCTGTCCTAAAAGCCCTTTAACCATATAAAGAAGTCCGGGCCTTCCCTGGTTTTGCATAAGGGATTTATTCCAATCAGTAGCATCATTGCTTGTGTCTATTTGTTTAGCAACTGGTTCAATATTTGATAATCCATACCAATCATCAGTAGGATGAAATAAATCAAAATGTAGTGTGTCTGAATGTCCGGTAATTTCATCAACTTCAAATACTTTTTTATTTCCATTGAAATCATATACATAACCAACTACTGCTCCGGTAACTGTATTGACTTTAATATAAATTCTATCCGGTCTTAATACATATAGTTCGCTTGGAATATCTTTTTCAGCAAATGTAGTAACTCTTTCCAAATAACTATTTCCGGCAATAATTAAATAAGCAATAAGTTTCTGAATTAAAGCAGTCCATCCCAATGATCTATTAGGTCTTTTAATTGTGTCGAGTATTATATGATTATCTACTTCTTCTATTTCTCCATTGCCTAATTTTCTTTTTAATTTCCAAGGAACACTTGCTACAGATTTTGAAGTTAAATCAATAGCTCTAAAACAAACTACATTTTCAATATAACCTTCTTTAGCAAAATTAGCATAATTACGTTCAGGATAAATTGCTTCCTGCATACCCGAAACCATAATTCCCTGAACAGCTGAGTCTTTTTTATGTGCTGGCTTATTCTTTTTCTTAATCCATCTATTCCAAAATGCCATTTACTTGTCCTTATGTATGCCTAGTTTTTTTAAAATAATATTTTTAATACTTATCTTCATTTCATTTTTAATTACCAGGAACACAAAGTATTCTGTAATCAAATAAATGATAAAATTGTTTAGCCAGTTCTTTTCAAACACCGGAGCAAGAGCAGCAAGAACGGCAGAGAAACCAGCAACCAAGATCAAACTAACTATCCGGATTACATTTGTTTTCATATTCTTAATCAAGACTTTAACAACTTCAATTAACATGAATGTCAGTATTACAAAGCTTGCGAGTTTAGTGAAATCAATTCCCATACTTTAACTCCTTAAAATTTTTATATATAAATCTTCTAACTATCTTTTTAAAAACAGGTTTAATTAACCACAATGCAAAGAAATATTTCTGCCCGGTTAAAACATCTGTATA